AAAAATGGTAAAAAATAAGACATCAGAGGATCATTTCTAATGAAACATACTGACACACAAGAGATCAACCCTAAGACAGGTAAGCCTTATTACTACAAAGATAACCCGGCTGCGGTTAAGCTACGTGATTCTAAGAGGATGTACTTGAATGGTAAGGAAGTTTCTAAGAGCCATACCCTACATAAATCAGGGCGCTATAAATCATTTCAAGAAGCTGCCTTCTCATCTCTTCCTAAGTACACACTAACCAAGGAAGGTTATGTTTACATCTTATCTAACCCAGCATGGGAAGGGTGGTACAAGGTAGGTATGGCTGCTGACATTAACGATAGAGTAAACAGCTACCAGACATCAAGTCCACTACGCGACTACTATCTAGAGCATTACATTGTCACATCCGACAGGCGAACAGCAGAGAAAAAGATACACGATAAACTTATAAAAATATCTAAAGGTGTAGCGGGTGAGTGGTTTGACGTGTTACTATCAGAAGCAATTAATGTTTTAACTAAACACACAGACGAGATACAAGATGACGACGAAGAAGAAAATAAACAACTCAAGCTTGAGCTTAGATACTCTAGTAACTGACATATATAAATCATTATCAAACTTATCAAAGGGTAAGGCCCTTAAGATAGCTGATAAAGATATAGAAGATTTCGGAGAGAGTGTAAAGAAGGCTGTTAAAAGCTGGGCATCTCCGCACAAGCAGTCAACTGGTTTAAGAATGTCTAACATAGGACACCCGGCAAGGAAGCTGTGGTATGAGTCTAGAGTATCGTTAGCAGATAAATCAAAGCACATGCCAAATGAAGCTACACAGATTAAGTTTCTGTATGGACATCTGCTAGAAGAGTTGTTAGTCTTATTCATTAAGATGTCAGGACATGCGATAACTGATCAACAGAAAGAAGTAACTGTTAACGGTATCGTTGGTCACATGGACTGTAAGATAGATGGTGAGGTTGTAGATATTAAAACAGCATCTAACTTTGCATTTAAAAAGTTCAGTACTGGCTCGTTAGTTGACGATGACCCTTTCGGATATATCGCACAGTTAGCAGCTTATGAAACTGCTGAAGGTACAGAGGATGGTGGTTTCTTAGCAATCAATAAAGAGTCAGGTGAGCTGGCTTTATTCAGACCGGGGCCTTTCTCAAAGCCTAACATTAGTAAGCACATAGATAACCTTAGAGTATCAATAAAAAAAGAAACACCTCCTGATAGATGCTATGAAGATATAGCTGATGGCGTTAAAGGTAACAAGCGGTTGGCTTCAGGCTGTACCTATTGTTCTTTTAAAAACAAATGCTGGGCAGACGCTAACAACGGTAAAGGCTTAAGAGCTTTTAAATATTCTACAGGTTTAAAATATTTTACAAGGGTAATTGTTACACCTAAAGTTGAGGAAATTTATATATGAATGGTCGTGTCGCTAAAAGAATTCACAATCAATCAAAAGCTATTGCAACAGAGTGGCTGAAGTCTATGCTCTCTGATACAGAAGCTGCTAAGGTTACTGTTAATAATCTACCTAAGACTAACGCTTACTCTTATTTAAACGGTACAGCTTACTCAATGCCTTATTCTTTGAAAGGTTCTTCGCGTATTATAAAGATGATTATTAAACGCAACCCACTTACACTCATTGAAAATATAACTGCTGCTACAATTTCAGAGTATATAAGAGCTACTAAAAGATCATGATAGTAGAAAACCAACCAGAAGATATGATACTTATGCTTGCTAATTTCTTTGTAGTTGAGAAATCTACAATGAGAGAAGTACCCATTGAGATTGTACAACAGCTACTCGTACTGTTAGAATTAGAACTCATTAAACGGAAAGGTGTTATTCACTAAATGAGCAGAAAACCTAGAAAAGTTAGACCAGTAGATCCTGATAAACCCAGTGACTACGATTCAAAATGGGAAAAAACCCTACATAATACTATCTTAAAGGATTGGATACATCACGATGACACTGTTCCTTACACAGTAAATCACGTATACCACCCTGATTTTGTACGTGTGATAAAACGTAAGAAGATTTTATTAGAATCTAAGGGACGCTTCTGGGACTATGCTGAGTTTAGTAAGTACATATGGATTAGAAAAGCTTTGCCTGATGACATAGAGTTAGTGTTCTTATTTGCAAACTCATCAGCCCCTATGCCACAGGCTAAGCGTAGGAAAGATGGTACAAAACGTAGCCACGGTGAATGGGCTACAGATAATAACTTTAGATGGTATACCGAAGAAACATTACCTGACTCATGGAGAAGCGAGTATGAAGAAGAACAGGCTGAATGACATCGTACCTGAACAATGGGACTCAGCGTGGAAAGCTAGTTACAAAAGTAATTTAATAGATAACACCGTAGAAGATTTAATAACTTACGATGTTGTTGCTAAGCCTAAGCATTACAATTCTGGGGAAGTAGAATGTATTGTTGCTATGCAATCCATGTTAACTCCAGAAGAGTTCAGAGGTTATCTGCGTGGTAATTCTTTTAAATATAGATGGCGTTACCCCAATAAAAATGGTATAGAGGATATTTCAAAAGCTGAATGGTACGAGAAAAAACTAAGAAAGGTTTTAGAGAGCGATGGACAATAACTATTTAGATACTAAAGCAGAACGCCGCAGTAGATATAACAAAAAAGTTAAGTCTAAAGGCGTTAAGAAAGAAAGGAATATTAAAAAGGCTTTAGAAAAAGAACTACGAAAGTTAGAATCTGAAGAGGCTTTGAAATGAAAATCTTGTATAAGCTTCTTAGCTATCTTAATGGTGTTGTGTTAGGAATAGCTGCATTAATAGCAGCACCTATGCTTATAGTCATGTTTTTAAATGTTGTGGTTTTTAGATACTTGAGAGATAAACCTATGGATAAAGAAGAGTTTAAAAATTACTGCTGGACTATGTACGTTCTTAACTGTACAGAGAGATCAGAAGAAGGGGAAGGGCTAATTACTTTTCTAGAGTACAGAGAAAAGAATGAAGACTTTCTTAAAGCTAAATATGAGAGGATTTTTAAAAATGAATTTCAATGAATATCAAGATAAGGCAGAAACATTTGCAAGTTATGATAATGTTTTTTATCCTTATGCAAGTCTTATGGTAGAGACAGCAGAGCTTGTTGATATCTTTGTAAAGCCTTTACTACGTGGCGATGTTAAAACTATTGTAAGAGAAGATGTTATTGCTGAAGCAGGTGATGTACTATGGAATCTTGCAGTGCTTTTAAAGAAAAACAGTATTGAACTAGAAGAAGTTGCAGTATATAATATAGAAAAATTAACAGGTCGCCTTGAGAGAGGCACCATCAGAGGTGACGGAGACAAACGATAATGGATAACTACAGTAAGTTTATAGCTGCCAGCAGGTATGCTCGTTGGCAAGATGATAAGAGTAGGCGTGAGACATGGGAAGAAACAGCCCAGCGTTATGTAGCCTACTGGGGCAACAAGATTGGTAACGAAGAAAAGCAGAAGATCACAGACGCTATTGTTAATCTAGAAGTAATGCCTTCTATGCGTTGTGTTATGACAGCAGGGCCAGCATTAGACAGGGACAACGTAGCAGGTTTCAACTGCTCCTACCTGCCTATTGATCACCCTAAAGCATTCGATGAGCTTATGTACATCCTTATGTGTGGTACAGGTGTAGGGTTCTCCGTAGAGCGTCAGTATATTGCTAAGCTTCCTGAGATTGCAGAGAAGCTTCATACTACTGATACTACTATTGATGTAGCAGACAGTAAGATTGGCTGGGCTAAGGCTATGCGTCAGCTTATTGCTATGCTCTATGCTGGTGAAGTTCCAAGCTGGGATGTTACTAAGGTCAGAGCAGCAGGAGAACGTCTTAAGACCTTTGGAGGTCGTGCAAGTGGCCCACAGCCTTTAGTAGATCTGTTTCAATATACTGTTGAGATCTTTAAAAGGGCAGCAGGTCGTAAGCTTAATAGCCTTGAGTGCCATGACCTGTGTTGTAAGATTGCAGAGGTTATTGTTGTAGGTGGTGTAAGGCGTAGTGCTTTGATCAGCTTGTCTAACCCTTCTGATGGTCGCTTACGTAACGCTAAGAGTGGTCAGTGGTGGGAAGAACAAGGTCAAAGAGCCTTAGCTAATAACAGTGCTTGTTATACTGAGAAGCCTGAATTTAATTTCTTTATGGATGAGATGAAAGCCTTGTATGACTCTAAGTCTGGTGAGCGTGGAGTCTTTAGCCGGGTAGCAGCACAGAAGATTGCAGCTCGTAACGGTCGCCGTGAAGCTGACTATGACTTTGGTACTAACCCCTGTAGTGAAATCATTCTCAGACCTAATCAGTTCTGTAATCTTTCAGAAGTAGTTGTACGTGCAGATGATACCTTAGATAGTTTAAAAGAGAAGGTACGCATTGCAGCTATTCTAGGAACTTTACAAGCTACACTGACTGACTTCCGTTATCTTCGGACTATCTGGAAGAAGAATACTGAGGAAGAAGCCCTGCTAGGTGTTAGTCTCACTGGTATTATGGATGCTAAGATCACTAACTCAGGTAAAGATCTTGATGTGGTGCTTAGTACTCTACGTGAAGTAGCTGTTGAGACTAATAAGAAGTGGGCTAAACGATTAGGTATTAATCAAGCTGCTGCTATTACTTGTGTTAAACCCTCCGGTACTGTTTCACAGCTTGTTAACAGTGCTAGTGGTATTCATCCTCGTTTCAGTCCTTATTATATCAGGACAGTACGTGCAGATTCTAAAGATCCTATGGCTCAGTACATGCTACAGGCTGGTTTCCCTTGTGAAGTAGACTCTACTAAGGTAACTCGTAAGCCTTCTGTAGACGGCGATAGGAGCCATCTAAAGCCTACTGAACAAGACCTATATCATGGTACTACTCTTGTCTTTAGCTTCCCTGTAAAGTCCCCTAAAGGTGCTATATACACTACAGACATGGGTGCCTTAGAGCAGCTAAAGCTTTGGAAGATTTACCAAGACAGCTGGTGTGAACATAAACCTTCTATCACAGTTTATTATAAAGACGATGAGTTCTTTGATATATGTAGCTGGATGTGGAAGAATTTTGATATGATGAGTGGCATCAGCCTGCTACCATATAGTGATCATACTTATGACCAAGCTCCTTATACTGAATGTACTGAAGCTAAATATTCTGAGGTATTAAAGACTATGCCTGAGTTTGATTGGGAAGCTTTATCAGCTTTCGAGTTTGAGGACATGACTACAGGCAGCCAAGAGCTTGCTTGTGTTGGCGGTATGTGTGAAATCTGAAGCTAATCTAGCATCATTTAGAATACTAATTGATTCGAGAGGCAACCTAGTAACAGAAATTTCTGGGTTGCCTTACGATGAAATAAGTAGTATATTCAAGGACGAAGATGCGTTTCTCATCAGGAAGATTGTAAGAGAGAGTCGCATCAAATTTACTAAACTCCATAACTATCTTGAAAACGAACTGGCGGCCTTACAATGATAACAGAAGATATATACGTAACTCAGAATATAGAACTACCTATTGTTACTGTGTTAAGATTAAACGTAGACGCAATAGGGTATCTATCAAATGCACAAGCAGAGAAAGCTACTCTACCTACAATTCTAAAATTAATGGAGAATCATTCTTCATATATAATAGAATTGTCGGAGAAGATTAGTAAGTCACAACGTGTAGATTTAAAAGCAGTTAAGTAATAAGGACTGCCCCATAAAGCGAGATAGCTTGGGACTCGCATTACCACTTCTCCCTATCAGCCCAGTAAGCTGCTGACATCTTACCCTTCTTAATATTCTCACCGTGACGAGCTTTAAAAGATGCTCTCTTCTTCTTCATCGCCTCAGACTCACCTGCTTTAGGTTTACCTGCTGTTGATGCGCCTTGTTCTCCGAAGCGTATGGTCTTAACCT